CGCGATTGTCTGCAACACATTTTCGGATCGGGATTTCCGAAATCGTTGGACGTGAGCAAGGCGATTGACCGTGCGGCTGGTGCTGATAGGCAGCAAGTTGGCAGCTATACGATAGGTGGAAATGCGGGTGTATCGTGCAAGGACAAGGGTGGCACGTATGGCGTAGGCGTTGGGACGGCGCCACCGATTGACGTTGCCATAACTGCACCAGCCACCGACGATGCCAAGCGCTGGGACGGATGGGGCACAGCTTTGAAGCCAGCGGCAGAGATGTGGTGGCTATGCCGCAAGCCGCTCGGTGGCACAGTGGCGGCCAACGTGTTGCAGCACGGGACGGGGGCGCTGAACATCGACGGGTGCCGGGTTGGAACGGGAGCGGACAAGGGCATTTGGCCAGACACAGCCCGCTCGAAAACACACGACGCGCTTGGTAGGTTTCAGGGTCACAGCATCACGGACACGACCACGGGCCGATGGCCGCCCAACGTCCTGCTAAGCCACCATCCCGACTGCGGCGCTCGATGCGTGGCTGACTGCCCAGTTGCCATGCTGGACGAGCAGAGCGGCAACAGACCGGGCATGAGCGGTGGTGGCAAGCATGCAGCGGGCTACGGCGGCGGAATGTTTGGCGGTATCGATTGCGAGCACACCGCACGCAACGACAGCGGTGGTGCATCGCGGTTTTTCCCTCGGTTTCGCTACTCGCCAAAGCCCAGCGCTGCAGAGCGGGAAGCTGGGCTTGGGGGTGTTGATGCTGAGCCCGATGATATTGGATTGAATCGCATTAAGCGCAGGAGCAACGTGCACCCGACTGTGAAAAGTATCGATCTCATGCGCTGGCTATGCAGGCTTATCACGCCACCAGGTGGCTTGGTGGTCGACCCGTTCTGTGGCTCTGGCACGACTGGCATGGCTTGCAAAATTGAGGGGTTTCGGTTTGTTGGTATCGAGCAGAGTGCGCAGTATGCAGATATAGCGCGCAAAAGGATTGCCGCTTGCAGGTTTGGCAAAGCTGAGCCGCTTGGGTCGCCAAAGGTCAAAGCTGACAAGAGACAAATGGGCCTGTTTGATGAATGACGATGACGACTACTGCCACCACCGCCACCGCCACACCAAGGTGCTTTGCACGAGGTTTTGGCGTTGCCAGTGTGGCGTTTTGATGGTTGCCCCGATGGGCAAAAACCGCAGGCAAAAGCCGTATGTCGCAAGGTGCAGTTTTGGCCCGTGCAAAAAGCCAGCGCTGATTGCGAGCGGACGAACAACAGCCTACTGCTCGGCAAGGTGCGCAGAAAAAGATGCTTGAGATCAGAATAGACATTCGCACCCGCTCAAAAACAAACGAGCGAGGCCACTGGTCAAAACGCTATCGCAAGACTCGAAAAGAGCGGCAGGCGACCCAGGTTGCACTGCTAGTTGCTGGCGCAAGGCAGCCACCCTTGCCAGCAAAGGTCGAGCTTTGCAGGTTGGCACCAAGGGCGCTGGATGACGACAACCTGCGCGGCGCACTCAAAGCGATCCGCGATGAGCTTGCAGACTGGCTTGGCCTGCCAAACGATCGCGACCCACGAGTCAGCTGGCACTACAGCCAAGCCAAGGGCAAGGTGCGCGAATATGCGGTGCTGGTGACAATCAGCCGATGTCAGCAACCAAATGCCAACCCCGGTGGGGTGGCAGGAAACGATTGACGCGGCACCGGTCCCAACCGGTCCCAACCGGTCCCAGGACCAGTTAGGCCATTTTCACACGCCAGTTGGTCACGATGGCTGGGCTAGTGTGTGATTGACACCAGGGCCACCGTGCGAGCAGGCCAGCAATGGCGCTAATGTAGGTGCAAAAAGGCAGCTGATGACGCCAAGATAGCGCTGGCACTTGCGGCGGGATTGCGATCTTGGCTATCATGATTTTTTGACGTGTAGCCTTATGTTGTGGCAACCTTTTTGCTATGCGTGCATCGCGAGTCGCCGTTGACAAGCTGCTGCAAGACCCGGCAAACGTTCGGCAGCACAGCGCGAAAAACATCGAGACAATCAAAGCCAGCTTGGCTCGATTCGGTCAGCAGAAGCCCATTGTCGTCGATGGTGATGGCGTTGTCGTCGCCGGAAACGGCACGCTAGCGGCCGCTCGCGAGCTTGGCTGGCAGAAGGTTCATGTCGTTCGCTCGGCGCTTCAGGGGGCGGATAGGACGGCGTATGCTATCGCCGACAACCGCACCGCCGAGCTGGCCGAATGGGACGACGCTGCGCTAGCCGAGCAGCTATCAGCGCTGGCCATCGATGACGATGAGCTGTTAGCGGCGGCTGGTTTCGATGAAGCTGAGCTAGAGCGGCTGGTCAACGAGACGACTGGGCTAGGCGCTGACGATGTCATCGAGGATGAGGCTCCAGAGCCACCCGCCGACCCGGTGACGAATCCCGGCGACCTTTGGCAGCTTGGTGAGCATCGCGTGCTTTGTGGCGATTGTCGCATTTCGTCCGATGTCTCCGCCCTGCTTGGCAGCACCAAGATCAACGTCGCGTTTACGTCTCCACCGTATGCAAGCCAACGCAAGTATGATGAAAGCAGTGGGTTTAAGCCAATCAGGCCGGATGGTTATGTGGAGTGGTTCGATGCCGTGCAGGCCAACGTTGCGGCGCATCTGGCCACTGACGGTTCGTGGTTCGTTAACATCAAGGAGCACTGCGAGGATGGGCAGCGCCATTTATACGTGAAGGATTTAACGGTTGCACATGTGCGCACTTGGCACTGGAAATTTATAGACGAGTTTGCTTGGACCAAGAGCGGCGTCCCCGGTAAGTGGCCGAATCGATTTAAGAACGCATGGGAGCCAGTATTTCATTTCGCTATGTGTTCCAATATTCGTATGCGGCACGACAATGTGACCCACTTTAGCGCGGATGTGCTGGACTATCATCCGGACAACCCCAAAACGCATTCGGGATTTTTAAGTAGCGGCCAAAGTAGGCGCAGCGGGCTGGCATTGCCGTCCAACGTGATCGTCGCATTCAATAGCCCGAAGCAAACAGACACCGGGAAGGTTAAGCATGAGGCCACGTTTCCAGTTGATCTCCCAAGTTTTTTTATCAAAGCATACAGTGACCCCGGTGATGCAATCTTTGACCCCTTCCTTGGCTCAGGCACGACGCTCATCGCCGCTGAACAGCTCGGGCGTCGGTGCTATGGGATGGAGCTTTCGCCAAGCTATTGCGATGTCATTGTGGAGCGGTGGGAGAATTTGACGGGCAAGAAAGCCAAGCGGGTGGCCGATGGCTAACACCGACAGCAACAGGGAAAAAAACACGGAAACAAGAAATCCGAACCTGGCACCCATGTGGAAGCCGGGCCAGTCGGGCAACCCTGGTGGCCGGCCAAAGGGCTCTAGCTTAACCAAAAGGCTCCGACAGGCGCTTGATGCAAACGATGGCAAGCTGGCCGAAATAGTCGTCAAAGTGCTGCTGCGCGAAGCCGCAAAAGGTAAATACCAACACTTGCGCGAGGTGCTCGATCGCGTCGATGGCAAGGTTGTTCAAAGGGTGGAGCTGAATGCGACAGTCCAACAAGCGCAAGACCAATTCATCCAGGCAGCCGAGCGGGTTCTCGAGCCAGAGCAGCTCAGGCTACTTGTATCCGAGCTGGGCAGAGTACGCGAAACGCTGGCTATCGAGGCATGTGGCAAACAATGACAGCCTGCTTGATTTTATGCCTCAACTGTCGCCTGAGCTAATGTCGCCAACGTGGCTGTGGCAACTGGCTTGGGCGCTGGATGGCGCAGAGCATGGCCCGTGTCGGGTGTGGTTTACGGTGCCACCGCGAGCTGCTCTATATGACCCACACAGCCACGTTTGCAGCCAAGCAAAGCAAGCGGGCTCGCAGGCTGGCAAAGGCAGCTGGCGTGGAGCTAGCAGGCGACAGCAATCGCGCGGATGAGTGGGAGACTGCGCAGGGTGGTGGCCTGGTGGCTCGCGGTATTGGTGGCGAGGTGACTGGCCGCGGCTTTTGCAAGGCCTACATTGACGACCCGATCAAAAACCGAGCAGAAGCCGAGAGCCCAACATTCCGCGATAAGGTGTGGTCGAGCATCACCGATGACGTGCTGACCCGATTGACGCCAAACGGCTCTTGCTACCTAGTGCACACTCGCTGGCATCCTGACGACGCGATAGGCCGAGCAATCAAGGGCGGATGGCCTGGCATCACTCGCAGGGCAATAGCAGAGCCAGGCGATGACGATGGCAGGCAAGAGGGCGAGGCATTGGCGCCGCAGATTGGATGGACTGCAGACGTTATCCGAGAACGCATGGCGGCCATTGGCGACTATGGCGCTGCGTCATTGTTTCAGGGGAGACCGCGCAAACGAGGCGGCGCAGTGTTTGGTGCACCACATTTCTACAGCGAGCTGCCATCAAGACTGCAATATGGTCATGGGGTCGACCTGGCATACACGAGCAAAACGGTGGCAGACCGCAGTGTGGTCGTTACGCTGGGAAGGTTTGGCGATTGCTACTATGTGCTCGACGTGGTCAGCCAACAAGTTGAGGCGCCAGAGTTTACGCTGTCGCTGGTGTCTGCAGCCAACAAGCGGCCCGGCAGAATGCTTTTCATCGGCTCAGGCGTCGAGAAAGGCAGCACGCAATTCATCAAGCGCCGAGTGCCGCGCTTTGAATTCAAGGCTGCGACCAGTGACAAGTTTGTGCGGGCCCAAGAGTGCGCCGCAGCGTGGAATGCTGGCAAGCTGCTAGTGCCAGATCCAGCCACCAACCCGGTGCCATGGCTGTTTGACTTCCTCGAGGTCATCGAGGGGTTTACAGGGGTCAATGACGCCCGTGATGACGAGGTTGATGCGCTTGCTAGCGCTCATCGGGTACTATACAAGCAGCGCAGGGTTGCCAGGCATGGGCGCAGAGTGCCAGGGCTCAAAAGGAGGATGTGATGTGGTTTAAAGTTCATGTGGGCAGTGTTTGCAGGTGCACAGTCGTTGATTGCAGAGCTGCTTTGCGTCGGAGTTCCGCGGCATATCTTGACCCGAAAGGCACCGTTATTTGTGTCGACTGCTATGCAGAGCGCTATGCAAACAAGACGGCTGACGATGCTGATGCCTGCATTGTTTGCAATGATGAGTTTGCCAGGCCAGGCAGGCAAACGTGCTCTCGCAAGTGCGAGTATCGGCTGCGAAGGCAGGCAAAGGCTCATGCCCAAAAAGCTGCAGAGATGACAGATGCCACCGTGGACGCCTGGCATCAAGCCCAGCTGGACGGTCAATGCTGTCCGGTCTGCGCTGAACAATCACGAGCTGGGCGACTTTAGCGAATCGTCAAAGCTCATCGATGCAATGGGCAGAGACGATCGATTGTCTGCCGTTCTTGCAACTCGCATTAACGCGCTGATGCGTTCTGAGTTTTCGCTATTGCCTGGCGAGGATGACAACGAGCGCTCTGCCGACATTGCTCAGGATGCCGAGCAGTGGTGGTGGCACAGCTTTAGCGAGGCCAGCCTGTCCGAGCTATTGCGCTGGTATCTGATGATGGGTGTTGCCATCGGTGAGATTATCTGGGAGCGCACCGCAGGCGAATGGCGACCCAGGCTCAAAGTCTGGAACATGCAGTGGGTTTGGGCGGAC